TCTTGATCTTCTAAATGACTATCAGGTAATTCGTCAAAGGTGAAAGGCATTCCGTTGATGAAATACATTTTGACAATTATACTTCGACCACGAAACCAACAGAAATGAGTGGTTATCTTGTATTTCATTTATTTATCTGAGGTTATTGCCAAATCTGCATAAACAATCATTCCTGGTTCAAGCATTTTGTCACAAACTTCTAAAACTCTCATAAACTCGTCACTATCTTCACAAGCTATTATCTTATTATCTCCGTTGTCGCTTTTTAATTTAAAGGTTCTAGAACAGATGTCTACTACAACCTCGAATACGAAATCATCCATACCTTGATAATACATTATTCTTATTATAGCATATGTATAAAATCAGTCAACTATGATAGTGTCAAACTTGTACTCCCAATACCAGCGACAGTAAATGTGAGTGTTGAACCAACCACACTTATCTCTACATTATTAAATGATTGAGCATAGGCATCACCATAACAAAAAACATCCTCTGTAAATTCTGTTTTTTGATTTACAAAATTTATATCTTCAGAATCATAGTCTGGATTTGGAACTCCACCCGATTTAAAGTCAGCCATTATATACTCTTTAATGCATTAGCTGGAACAGATGTATTAGCAAAGACTGCTCCTGACCAATCTACTTCTCTTGCTACAATTCTTTTAACTTTGATTGATCCTTTAGGTGTAATTAAAGTTATATCTGTTGAACCACCAATATCAATATTCCTACCACTTACCTTAGTTTTTCTGGCATGAATTCTTGTTGTATTTTGTGTTGTTGCTAACAATTCTGCTGAATCTAATTCAATTTTTCCACCTGTGGTTAACTCTATATTTTCTGATGCATCTAGAAAAATATTTCTCCCTTTAATTCTTACATCACCATTTTTCTCTGCTGATATTGCAACATCACCTTTTGTTCCAACAATATTAATACACAATCCTCCACCTTCAACACTTGCACCACCTGCGATAGTTATACATTGATCTGCCATAATTTGAAATTGACCATCGCCCATCATACCTAGATTACTTACATCTTTTGAATCTGAGTATCCATATAAATTATATGCAACATTTCCCACAAGTCCTAGTTCTGGGTTTGCTGTTTCGATTCTGAAATGTGGACCAAAAGAGTCATACTGTCTCTTCTGCCAATTTTGATTTTCTGCTGGTGTTGTCATAATTTTATTTATTAGTAACCTGAGTATCCCCCACCTGATCCCGAAGACCCGCCACCACTAGGAGGACTACTAGGAGGAGGAGTGTAACTCTGTCCAGACGTTTGTTGGCTTGATGTGTCAACTGGGTCAGTTTGAGGGATACTACTTGTATCAGATTGTGTTGTGGTGCTGGAAACATTTGTTTGTACCGATGATGAAACTGTTGTATAAGAAGTAGATGTTGTTACTATCGATCTAGATGTTCTACTTTCTTGAGGTGTATCATATATTATAGCATGAGGTGCGGTGGTATGTGCAATACCAACCATTTTAGCACCAGTAGTTGGATGAACATGGAAAGGTCCATAATATGGTTCACCATTTATAAATCCAACAATATTAGTATTACGAGGAGAAACACAATCAATTACTTGTCTTACTTCACCTTGATAAGTTGGTCTTGGTAATAATTGAGCTTTTAATAATGCTCCTATTCCAGTTGACGAAATAACTTCTAAATCTGGTAAAGTCGTAAATGGTTCTAAGTTATTTGTAGATGAGTCAGGTGGGATAACATTTAATATTCTACCTTGTTCATCTAGGAATTTTTCATATACGTTTCCCTTATCGTCTATGACAGTATCTTCTTGTTTATAATTTTGACCTGGTTTAACTACAACAACGTGATCGACTGTATACACTCCTTCATCTCCTTCTTCTGGTTCAATTACTGGATAATTTTCACCAGCACTAACAATATACACATCAGTTACTTGTTCGTAAGTAGGAGATGAAGGATCATAATCTATTACCGATCTAGCAACTGCACCATAACCTTTACGACAAGTATCTTCTATCTCGACAAATGGTGGTGATTTGTAACCTGAACCAGGATTTATAACTTTCATTCCAATTAAACTTGCAGTCTGAACTGCGAATGTGTCACTTACTATCGCACCTAAAATTGGATTTACCTGTGCTCCTGAACCACCTCCACCAAATAGATTAACTTTAATACCTGAACAATTAAGTGGAGGTCCTGTATAGCAATCACTCAATGTGCTACTAAAACCAGGTGTGCTTACATCAGGTCTCATAAAATCAAAAATACCAAGATTACCTAAAACTCCACCAGGACTTCCGATTGCTTCTTTTAATTCTTGTGCAGCATTTGCAATTGCTAAAACTTTTCCAGCAATATTTCCTAAATCTAAATTACCAGGTCCACCACCAAGTATCCATTTATTAGTTTTTCCTCCTAAATCAGCAGTTGGAATATCACAATCATCAAAGACACTTGCTATTCCAAGTAACCCCTCTGCTTTTCCTCTTAATAATCCTTCTATATCTCCGCTTGGAAATATGTCAGCAACTCCTTTAATTGCATCTCCCAATTCTGTGTTTATTCCTTTAATAATGTCATTGAATATTGCACCTACAAATTGATCACCGATACAGTCTGTAAAATTATCTACGTTGTTAACAAACTCTGCAAGTAAATTTGCTACATCACCAGTTAATTTATCTGTTATATTTTTTACAGCACAAGGCATTAAATTTTGAAGAGCTCCAACGGGACCGACCATTGCTACTTGTGCTGCTTGTGCTGCTTTCTTTGCAAGTGCCAAATTACCTGTTTTACCCATAATCTCATTAAATTTACTCTTATAAAGTTTATGTAACCCACCATTCAATTGTGGTGCTAAATCATCAAAGGTTGTATTCACCATATCTTTAATCATTGGTTTTGATGCTGAAACAATCTCTGCTGCTCCCTCTGCTAGTCCTTTAAACTTATCTTTAGGAATAGAATTTTGAACTTCACTTAAAGTATTTTTGAGTGTATTTTTTATTTTATTAGTAGACTTTGTATTGTTAACAGCAGCTTGTACTCCACTTCCTAATATTATCTCTTGACCCATTGCTTTAAATGCTTGAGTATCAATATTACTAAATTGTTTTTTTAAATTTTCAACTATTGGTTTAGCATTTGCTGCTGTATTTTTTAATCCTGTTTGAATTGCACCTGAATCAAGAACCTGTTTTAATTCTGCAGATGCTTCAGATGCTGCGTTTTGAAGTTCTCCAGAATCTACAAGTTCTTCTATTTGTGCTTTACCTTTGTCTAATTGGTCATTTAAATCTTCTACAATTTCCTTCGTTAAAAATCTTGGTGATTTTTGACTTTTTTTAGAATCATCTCCACCCTCATTTTTAGCAATAAAATCATTATTAGGTTTTATCTTACTTGTATATCCTGTAAATGGTTGAAATGGAGATTTATAATCTTCATCACTAGCATAATAATTATTAGTATTCGCAAAAATTCCTAAAATTACAGGAAGTTGTGCATCATCACCATCAAGGAAAAATCCCATAACAGTATCACCAGGTGATATACGAATTGACCTTGAACGATTTGCTTTTCCAGAACCCCCTTGTGATGATAACAATACTTGTGCCCAAGGTAAATCATCATCTGCTAATTCAGTTATATCTGCTGGATGATATCCATATATACGAACTTTTACTCTACAACCCCAAGTACTACCAGTTTGGTTAATTTGATTTCCTTGTGCTGCTTCAGGTGCAACTTGACCTATCCACCAACGGAATCCATCCTTACCTAAGAAATTTGTTTTAAGTAAATTATTTTCTATCATTTTCTTCCAAACGTATCTCTAACTATTTTTAATTTTGAATATGAACCTTTACCATCAAAATAATGTGCTAGTTCTTTTATCATATATAGACCACTGAGTTCAGGATCAGGTTGCTTTCTTTTAACATTTGATAATTGGGGGAATTCGCATCTTATGATAGAACCAGCATTTAGATTTGTGTTTAGAGGAATAGTAATATCGACCACTTGAGTAAATATCTGATTATATCTCATCATCGATTGGGAATGAATTCTCTGTGGATCTGCATTTCTTTTAACAGGATCATTCCATCCCTCATCACTCGCATCCTTTTCAAGAGTACCAACATCTAGCATACCAACAAATATACGACTTGGCAAGTCACCTAGTGTTTTTTCACTTTTATCATCAATTCTTGGTAAAGCAACCTCCTTATCACCCAAATTATTAGCTTTACCCTGATAATCATCAGAATTAAATACTGAAATAGATGGTGCGAAAGATACAGGATTAACATAATAACGAACACTACTATAAGCACCTCTTTCAAGTTTACCAATTAAATCTTGATTTCTATTAGTAGCATATGTTAGTATTCTGAAATCTTTATTTGGATCATCAGTAGAAATTATTCCAGGTGAGTATATGAAATCAACATTATAAGGTTTTGACTCCATAATTTTATCTAGAGATACAAAGTTAAATCCTGATTGTGTTTCATAAAATACATATCCAGCACTAGAATCTTCACCTGGTTTTGCTGAACCCGAAACTGATTTAGATGCTAACCAAGTTATTATTGTAAATGGTTTTTTCATATTACCAATAAAACCATAAGTGTTTTGAGTCTCTTCAATATCACCGATTTTATCAGCTTTCAAATAGTTTTTAAGTATATCTTCTACAGACCCAGATATTTTTTGCGAAGTGGGAAACTTTTTACCGACCCTAGTTGTCTCATTTGTTATTGCCTCTCTTGAAACCAAATTCAAAGTAAAACTTTCAGTACCTTCGTTAAGTAAAACATTTGTCACTGAAGCAACGTAAAAATATTGATCAGGGGATACTGAAAAGTCTAAACCCTCATTTGTTTTTGAATTTCCTGCTATTTTTATTAATACTCTTTCACCCCCTCTCAAAGGTAATCCATTATACACTGATTGCAAATTTCCATCATCACCTTCTATTGAACCACTGGTATTAGTAACAATAACTCTTGCTGTCAGATATGGAGAAAAAATATTTTCAAAGTATGTGAACGCTATGACACCTTCAGATATATCAGCACTTTTAGATCCATCTGCTGATTCAACTATAAATTTTTGATAAATTGATTTATCTATTGCTGCCATTAGTTTGCAAGTATAACTGATTGAAGTTTTTTAATTCCTTTTTTCATCGCATCGGAATCTTGAAGTCCGTCAATACTATTTAAGCTAGATCCACCACCGCTACCACCAGAAGGAGCAGATGGAGTATTAGTTGATACTCCTTTTTCAATTATCAAAACTTGACTTCTATTTTTGTTTTTTCTAGTATTCATATTATTTCTTTCTCTCTTTGAAGGTTCTATACTTAAGTTTTTCTTTTCACCTTTTACTTGTTTATTGGCATTAGTTGCTATTTGTCTTATTTTTGATACAACACCACTTACTGACGAACTACTATCTTTCTTACTATCTGTTTCTCTTTTTTGATTATCTGACTGTTGTTGTCCATCACCACCAAAAAAACCAGCAATGAAATTTTTTGTTTTTGAAAATATTCCTTTTGTCTGTTCTTGTTCATCTTTAGATGCTCTATTAGCCTCATCTCTGTCACTTATAGTTTCTCCTTTGTCTTGAGCTTTATTAGATTCTAAATTTTTGAAATCTTTATCATTACTTATTCCTTGGATTAAGTTCTGATCATTAGGATCTTCTTCCTGTTGTTTATCAGTTTCACTATTAGGTGTGTTATCAACAGTAAAATCACCTTTTTCACCCTCAACATTGTCTGCATTTCCTTCTTTTGGTTTTTCTTGTTTAGGATTCTCGTCCTCTTTTTTATCCTTCTTTTCATCTAATTCTGATTCTATTAATTGATCTCCTGAAAAATCCTTTAGACCTGCATTAGCAGGATTATTATATGCAAACGCAGTCGTCATCATATTTTTTCTTACTTTATTCAAATTATTATCAGCACTTTCAAGACTTTCTTCATTTTGTCTTCTCAATAATACTAAATCTACTACTGATTTTATACTTTGTATTGCATTAGAAATTCCTGTTCCTATAGCAACCAAAAAATCTCCTATACCATTCAAATAATCTGTAAGAGTTGTAATTACTGCTTGTATTCGTTTTATCAATCCCTGAATTGATTTTAAAATTTGAGGTAACGTATTAACAAACCATCCTATCAATACGATACCAAAGAAATCAAGTATTCTACCAAGAAAACCTTTTGTACTTCTTGAAACAACATTACCTTGCCTCTTCGTTGCTCCTTGAACAGTTGATGCTTCTAATTCATCTTCTCTTTGCCTTCTCCTTGCATTTTCTCTTCTCTTTGTAAAATAAGTATTATCATTACCTATTAGAGTTCTTTTAAATTTGTTATTTTTATCTGTACTCTTAACAATTTCAGATGATGTTTGTCTTGCAGCAGTCAAACCTTTTGTAAATTTAACTACTGAATCTCTTATTGAATTAATACTAATATTTGATTTGAGAACTGCATCTCTTCTTCTCTTAATATCTGCCATTATACCACCACATTATACACAGATTCAGAAAATCCAATAAAACTATTTGCAAAATCAGATGATGGTATATTTGGTAAAGAATCACTCGGAGTGCTTGAACTAGTTGCCATAGTTGCACTTGCTGGTATTCCTTTTTCTGAAGTGCTTAAAGGAATAACTGTGACCTCTGCCGATTGATCAAACGATGATATAAGGTCTGATACTTTTGAATCTTTTTTAAAGTTAATTGGTGTTATCATTCCAGCAACTTCTGAACTGAATAGTTCAGGTCCTTTTTCTCCAACTACATATGGTTTTTTAGCATCGACAGGACCACCATCTGCCCTTCCTTCAACTGTATATTCTGGAGCTGAATCCCCCTTATTCTTATTAGCCCCAGTTACTGTATCAGCTAATTTTCCAGCACCCATTCCACCGAACATGCTTAATAATGCAAGACCTATCAAACCAGTAGCACTTGTTAGTGGTTCTGGTATTAAAGTTAATCCAATTAAAGTACCAGCTATACCACCAATCGCAGTTGCACTTGCTCCAGTTTTTGCCTGTCCCTCTGTTTGACCTAGATTTTCTTTTCTGTCTTTATAATCAAAGAATGCGAAGATAGGTGCTAATGCTAATTCAAGACCTATTCCAATTGGTCCTAAAGCTTTTAAACCACTTTTTGCTCCCGTTTTTGCACCTGTTTTCGCAGCTCCTTCTACTGCTTCACCAATTATCTTCTTTCCAAATACTGATTTAAAAAATTTTCCAATTTTTTTAGGGAACAGTGCTGCAACACCACCCACTCCTAACAAAGGTAATCCTAACTTTTGTACAACTTTTCCTGGACCTTTTGTAAGAAGATTTCGCACATATAATCCAAAATTCTTGACAAAATTATCAACATTATTTTTAATAAATTTTAATGCTGCAAGAAATGGTGCTGCTAGTAATGCAGAGAATGCAAATTTTAAAGCTAAACCTGATATTGCACCTACTGTTGCAACTATTTTTCCAATTCCTATAGTCAGTGCTAAACCTATACCTCCTAAAAGTGCAAGGTCAATTAAGAATTTTCTTTTAAATTCATTTAATTTATCAACATTTCCTTCGGATGTTAGTCTTAAAAATGATAAAGTTTTGTCAGTTAACCAACCTGCAGTAAGAATGAATAAAAAATTACCCAATCTACTTAATATACCTTGAGCAAAACCTGCAACTCTTCTTACTGGAGCAAGTAAAGCAGTTTGTATTTTTCTTTCTAGTTCTGATTCTTTTCCTTCCCTTAATCCTTGCTCTGCTAATATCGCATCTCTTTTTTGTTTTGCTCCTTCTCTTTGTCTATCTATTTGATCACTTACATCTAAATTTGATTTAATTACTGATAGTGAACTATTCAAAGAAAATATCTGTTCAGATATGGCAGATAATTGTCCCGAAACACTTGTTAAAGTTAATGAGTTCTGACTAAGTAAACTTGTTGTTTGTGGATCTGGTTGTGGTGGTTGAGGTGGTGCCTGAATCATTGGAGAAACAGGTTGAACTGCTTGAGGTGCAACAGCACGACCTGTAAAGACACTGGAGGATACACTTCTCCTGATGCCTCTAATACCTCCTGCTATTGGTGATTGTAAACCTTGTTCCTCATCCATTACGTTCTTGTTGTGCTTTTAAATTTTCCTCTTCAATATACTGTTGTAAAAGTGAAACATAAATTTCTCTCTCCCACGGAATCATATTCTCAAGTTCAGTTAAACTATATTTATGGTGTTGCATCAAAGCAAAATTTAACTTATAGTATGACACAAGATCCTCGTGTGCCATACTTATCCGAAAAAACTCTGCAGCCCCTCTAGTTTAATTTCACTATCAACTTTTGTATTTGGATTAGTAACTTTAACAGTATGAGATAATTTAGGCATAGTTGTAAAGAAATTTTCAACCAACTTAAATTGATTGGAATTAAGAGATTCAACAAAATCTGATAACTCTTTCTTTGTACATTCTTGATGCGACCACGTTTCTTCCTCTGAATATACTTGATCAATACAAGATGAAATTAATTCAAAAGTATCTTCAACTTTCATATCAGTCATTGAATCGAAATTATTTTTAATAAATTCGCTCAAAGATGGATATTTCATTCTTAAAGTATAAGTACCATCTAAAGAAATGTCAGTAGAATGATCTTTCTCTTTTTTAATTTTAATATCATCAATATTGATTGACATTGGAACTTGAGTCTTTTCATCGTCAGGACAAGTGACCATCACTTCAATATGTTCTCCCACAGATTTTCCACGAATATTTAAAAACAAATATTCAATATCAAAAGTTGCAAGTTTATCAACTTTGATTCCTTTTGTCAATATACATTTTGCTAGAACATCTTTTACTGCTCTTGCAATTTGTTTTGTATCTTGGGTTTCCATCGCTATAATTAAAATCTTTTCCTCTTTAACTAAAAAAGGACGATATTTAATTTTTCTATTAGATGATGGTAATGTCAACTCATACGTTGGAGTTGAAATGGTTGGTAAAGGCATAATAATTACTACACTTCAGTATGATTATTTATAGGTGTTTTTGGAATCTATCTTTCGCTAAATGGTGTCAAAGTAGTATTTGTTCCAAATCTTCTTGTGATTCCTCCACCAACTAATTCAGGAGGTAGATTTCTATATGCTGTTCCATAATTAAGTAGTGATAAATCGTCATTCATTATTCTACTCAAACTATTATTATTTCTTTCAGTTTGCCTTGCTGATGCTCTTTTATCTCTCGCAGCTTGATTATTCAAATCTAATCCTAAAGCTCTTGCAAGAGAACTAGTTTCACCACAAACGTATCTGTCAAAACTAAATGTTGCAGTTGCTTTTAGTACAGTGGAATTTTGATATGAAACTCGTGTAGAATTAAGAGACAGTGGAAACATTCCAATAAATCTATATTCTAAAAATTGAGAATGATTTCTTTCAAACTTAACTACCCTCGTATCATTTGATTTATATTCATCAGGATATTTCATTTTAAAATGATAGGTATCAGATGAAGGATCGGCAATTGATCCACTTGATATAAATTCCATCCAGTGCTCTAAAAATTTTAACGATTTATATTCATTATCAACATAAAAATCAAAATTAATTTGTGTAAAATTTCTTGTATGAGCAAATCTTTCTATAACACCTTGATAATCACCAGCAGTATTAAGAGTTGCCATTGCACTTCCAGGCAAAACTGCATCACTACAAAGTAATCCTACATTATCTGATATAAAACGATCATTTATTCCTTTCTGTCTTAAAAATCTACGACAATCACCTCTTGGTACAACAAATTTAACTAAAAATTGAGATGTCTGAGCTACATTCTGTAACTTAGGCATTATATCTGATATCCCTCTTGGTCTTGGTGCTGGCACTCTAAATACTTCTATAGTATAGTTATTTAGATGGCTTATAGGGGAAAATACTATCCATCATATCCTAGAAAGTATAAAGGTGATCCGACTAATATTATTTACAGGTCACTTTGGGAAAGAAAGTTTATGGTGTACTGTGATAAAAACACTAAAATTCTTGAGTGGGGAAGTGAAGAGATTGCTCTCCCATACATCTCACCTCACGATAGTCGAGTACATAGGTACTTTCCAGATTTTTATATCAAGGTTCAAGAGAACACAGGTAAAATAAAAAGATATCTGATTGAAGTGAAGCCACTTAAACAAACAACTAAACCAAAAAGACCAAAAAGACAAACCAAAGGTTATATTCGTGAAGCATTTGAATATGCAAGAAACCAAGCAAAATGGAAAGCAGCAAGAGAGTATTGTGCTGACCGAATGTGGGAGTTTAAAGTAATTACAGAAAAAGAGTTAGATATATGAGTCGTTTAGATCCTATAATGCAAAACCTGTATGGCACCGAGAGTGCTGATGATTTAACACAGGAAATACTAGGTGTTTTAACTGAAGGAAGTAATGTACCTGAAGAAGGAAATTACTACGTTTTTGTATATAAACCAAAGACACCCAACATTGCATATGATGAACATCCACTCGTTGCAGTAACTAACGTTTACTCTTGGGGTTTCAAAGGATTAAATTATCACTGGGGTGAAATGAGACAATATACATTCCCAGAAGTTGTTGGAGGACTGTATAAAGTAGATGAAATGGAGTTAAGAGATTTAAGAACTCTGCCTTTTGTCAAAATCCGTCTAAATAGTTAAAAAAGTAATAAAATGTTACCAGCAGGAATTGGTGCCGATTATAAAAAGCAAGAATCATATTACGCTTCACAAGAGTATAAGGATGGTGTTGAACAGGCTTTGGAAACTGGCAATCAAACACCTTCGTTTGCTGCACGAGATAGAAAAATTACAAGTAGAGCAAGAAATAAAAAATTACCACCATTGAGTTACCCACTTGCTACAGGTCCAAGTCAAAGAACTGGTGACAGACTTGTCATAAAATGTCTAAAATTTGAACCACCAGAATCTGGTGCTGGAGCAACAGTAACACCAGTTAATATGTTTAAAAAAGAAAAAGGT